CGGCTGGATTTCTGAGGTAAAGAACGGCCAGAACGCCGGCAGCAAGTACATTCGCGGCAGAGCCGAGCGCAAAGACGCGGCTCCCGGTGCGTCCTATACGCCGCAAGCTCCGCAGCTAAAGTTCGCTCAGGTCGATCGGCTTGATGACACGGAGGGAGTGCCGTTTTGATGAGCACGCGCTACATTGCAATTGATCCTGGCGCTAACGGCGCGCTTGCGTTTCAGCCTGCTGGAAGGCCTGCGGTCGTTGTACATCTCACCAGGACCACGCCGCCACTCGACGCGCTGCGTGACGCGATCGCCGGCGCTGAACGTGCTGTCGCCTACGTCGAGCAGGTCGGCGGCTTCATCGGCAAGCCGCAGCCTGGCTCTGCGATGTTTAAGTTCGGCCAGAACTTTGGCTTTTGGCTTGGGCTGCTCGCAGCGCTTGAGGTGCGCACTTTGCTGGTTAGGCCGCAGACGTGGCAACGAGGTCTGGCTGGATCGTCGCTGAGGGGACCGGAGCGGAAGCGTGCGCTGCGGGACGAGGCTGCGCGGCGCTTCGCTGCGTCTGGTCTGCGCGTGACGCTTGACAACTGTGATGCGCTGTTGCTGCTGGATTATGCACAGAGGCAAGGAGGTGCGCTGTGATTGAGCCGATTAACGACTTTCCGAGTCATTACCGGAAACTAATTGCGCAGCTAACTGAATACATAATCGCGCTGGAAGAACAGTGCAGCGTGCAACAGATCGAGGCTGCTCAGGCGGCGGTGCAGGAGAAAAAGACCAAGTCATGAAATCATTTTCTAAGCTTACCGCCGATGCGCTCGCTGCATACGTCGAAGGTCAACGCGATCTCAATTCGCAGTTTCCGGACGAGTCGCGTGATGTTCAAAACGCTCTCTGTTGGCGGCGGCGCAAAAAAAACGGCAAGCCTAACGGTGGGCAGCTTAAAAAGAATGAGTCGCTGCGTAAGCGATTCGCAGCTTTCCGCGCCGCACGCAAGGAGGGCCGGTTATGAGCTTGCTTCTACTTATATGAATCCCATGAAACGAGTCCTTGTAGCCTGTGAGTATTCTGGCCGCGTCCGCGATGCCTTCGCTGCGCGTGGCTGGGATGCTTGGTCCTGCGACCTCCTGCCGACCGACAGTGTTGGGCAACACCACCAATGCGATGTTCGCTACGTGCTCGGACTTAACTGGGATTTGATGATCGCGCATCCACCATGCACACATCTAGCCGTGAGCGGTGCTCGATGGTTCAGGGCTAAACAGGTGGAGCAGGCCGAGGCGCTTGATTTCGTGCGCCTACTTTTGGCCGCACCAATTAATCACATCGCTCTGGAGAATCCAGTTTCAGTCATCTCATCGCAGATTCGCAAACCGGATCAGGTGATCCAACCTTGGCAGTTCGGCCATGGTGAGACGAAGGCGACGTGCTTATGGCTGAAGAACCTGTCGCCGCTGAGGCCGACCAAGGTCGTTGATGGCCGACATCCTGCCGTGCATCTCATGCCGCCTGGCCCTGATCGGTGGAAACTTCGTTCGCTCACATATCAAGGAATAGCCGACGCTATGGCGGATCAGTGGGGAGCACTGTCATGAACCAATTTACCTTTACCGCGTGCGGCGCGGGTCTGACCCAGTGCGAACTGGTGCTCTTGCGCCTGCGCAACTTAACCACCGCAGACCAGCTCCGCGATGGCTGGGTTAACATGCCCGATCTCGTGGCGGCCTGCGGCGGGTACGCTGTTCATTCTCGCGTTGCTGATCTGCGCAAGCGCGGGTACGACATCGAGCAGACGAGCGTTCGGCGCGCTCGCAAGGTGCATTCGTTTTATAGGCTGCGAAGGGAGGGAGCATGAACAACTGGCAAGATCGCGGGCCTGCAACGCACATCGACGGGAGTCTGATTTTCAAGACGAAGGAGGACACAGAAAATGAAAAAGCTGTGGCGAAGCTGGTGTCCGAAAAGTTTAACTGCGTAACTCATGCAATCGCGGATATGTCACCCGTCGATTGGGTCTTTTTGCGGCACGATCGAGTTGTTGGAGTTGGAGAGTTAAAAATCCACAGAGGCCCTAGCACAAAGTATCCAACAGCCATCCTCAATCTGCGCAAATGGCTCGCGCTGCTGTTGGCTGGTCAAGGAATGGCAGTGCCTCCGATATACGTCTCGCAATGGTCCGACTGGACCGGGTGGGTCGACGTTCGCAAGCTCGATGCGCATCACGTCAATGTTCGGATGATCCGTTGCAAACCTCGCGGCACAGATAGTCCGTCAAACTATGAGCCATGCATCATGATCCCGCTGGACCAGTTTGAAGAAGTGGTTCCTTACGGTTTTAAAGAGATGGAGGCTCGAAACAAAAATGAATTGGCTTAACATTTACATACCTAACATCCGCGCACCTGAGTTTCTCGGCTGCGATCCAGTCGCACGCGCAACGTGGTTTTGCGTACTGGCCTACTGCGCAGACCAAGAAAACGGCGGCACGCTTGCTGGCGCGAAGGTCTGGAAGGACCGGCAATGGCAGCAGCTCTGCGGTGTGACGCTGGCCGAGGTCAACGATGCTTCACCGCTCTTGGCTTGGCGAGGCGATGACTTGGTCGTGTGGTCCTATCCAACGTCTGCTGAGGCAGTCCTGACAGCTAAACGTGAAGGCGGACGCAAAGGTGGTCTAACGTCTGCTAAGGCGAGACTTACACGCCAGCCGCAAGCTATGGTTGACGATAACGCGAAGGACTCCTGCAAGGACTCCTTGGAGGACAGCCGCAACGAAAAGAAAAGAAAAGAAAAGGAAGAGAAAAGGAATAGGAAGGATAATCAATCCATTGCGCCTGTCGGCGCGCCGCGCGCACGCAATGAGTTGCTTGACGCACTGGCAACGGTCGGAGGCGGCAAGCCGGAGGAGGTCACGCAGTGGGGACCGGCCATTGCAGCACGCGCCGAGATTGTCGTTGTCAGTCCTGACGTGACGCCTGACGAGGTCCGACGTCGCGCTGTAAATTACCGCACGCACTTTGACGGCGCTGCACTGACGCCGACTGCCTTGTCGAAGCATTGGGCGGTCTGCGCTGCTGCAAAGCCAAGGGCAACGACTGGCGGCGACCAAGTGGCGCGCGAACGCGCTGCCGCTGGCGGCCAGTTTGCTTGGGAAAACGGAGGCTTTTGAATGAGCCACACCGACTACGAGGCGCTGGCCGTGTACGAAGCTGTAGGCATCAGCATTGAGCCGAAGCCGGAGTTTCGCAGCGATATGGAGCGCCGTCTTGCGCGCAAGTGGGGCGACGGATCCGCAACCTGGGCGGAAGGCCAGTGCAAGATCTGCGGCAATCGCTTGCCGATCTCGCGCGGTGTGTTCGAGATCCTCGGCGTTGAGACCGTGTTTGTCTACGGCTGCTGCGACGACTGCACGCCTATTCGTGACGCGCACTATTCGCGCACGGCGAACGAAGACCACGGCACCTCACGCACGCCGTGGTGGGACGAGAACTGCCCGGCGCTGTACAAGGAACTGGTCGACGACGTACCGGACACGGTGCGGCGCAGAGGCTATGACCGCGTAACGCAGTACGTCCCGTCTCAAAACGGCAAGGGTCTGGTCATCACTGGGCTGTCTGGCGCAGGTAAGACCACGGCAATGTGGGCGCTCGCACGGGAGCTGGAGCAGCGTGAGTACGGCTGCACGTTCCTGACTGCCGTGGAGCTACAGCGCCAACTCAGCGAGGCCGCGCGCGACATCAAGTCGATCAAGCACCTGACGCATTGCCGCGTTCTGCTCATCGACGACCTGGGCAAAGAGAAGCTGACTGCGAGCGTGGCTGCGCTGCTCTGGGAGCTGATCGACTCGCGATACGCTAACCGGCGCCCAATGGTCATCACGACGCGCTACGGCGGCAATGACTTTGAGGCACGATTTGGCGACCTGGTGCTCGGTGTCGACATTCGGCGGCGCATTGCTGAATCGTGCGAGCCTGTGATGTTTTGAGGCAGAATGTATTATTATATTGCGTATGCGCACGAGTTGCGTTGTGCAGAATCTGTGGTAGGAAAACCTAAACTTGTATCAAATCATGCTTGGCAGAAGCACATACGCTTAACTTCCAAGCTCAAAAAGGAGAAACGACTGTGTCAGACAGCAAAGAACTGGAAGCGCTACGACTGACGGCTCGCACATTGCGCGCGATCACGCAACTCGAGGCGCACAAGAAGGCGGTGGTGGGAGAGTACAACGAGCGGCTCAAGCGGCTCGGCAAGATTATCCAAATGGTGCAGGCACGCGACCAGATGGGCGTGTTGCCTATGGAAGGCCTGGACGCGATTCAGCTTACGGAGGACGACGAAAAGCTGATCTTGAACCCGTCGGAGGGACTGTAACATGATAACGTACTCGCTGCGGCGCACGCCCGTGAACAGACCGTCTGCGGCGGCGAGCAGCGAAGCGTCGAAACTACTGTCCGAGATTTGCGAGCGGTTGATTGAGTTGGATGAGGTCAAGCATTCGGAAGGAGCTGCACTGGTTCGCCGGCTGGCTACTATCGCTGACCTGTCGCCTAGCGCGTATCGCACCGTGCTGCACGTCGGCTGTGGTCAGGTTCGGGCCGTTGTGTCCAGCTACGAGCAGCAGGTCAAGGGTCGTGGGCTGACGCGGCAGGCGCTGCATTGGCAGTGGGCTCAAGATTTAAAAGCGATCAAGGCCATATTCCCGCAACTTGCGACAATGCTGCAAGAGCTTCGCGACACGGTCGTGCATCACGAAGAAACGATGAGCGCGGCGGATGCGATGCGGTTTGCAAGCCGTTCTGACAGTCAGAATGAGGCGAACGATGCCTGACCTATACCAGCCCAGCGGGTCGGACCTGATCGCCTCGTATAGGGCAAGGAAACGATGCAGGCGGGCTGCTGTTGCACTGGCTGACTGTTGCAAACGATTGCAGATGCAAATAGGGGGGTGGGGTAAAGGAAACTTTTTTGCAACACGGCAAGCCGCGGGTGGTTAAACCTGGCGGGAAAAAACGGTTTTTGTTCCTTTTGCAAACTTGACACATGAAACTTGAAACAGTTGCAATCGATTCACTCTCTTTGGACCCGGCCAATTTGCGAAAGCACAGCCAGCGCAACTTGGACGCAATTGGCGCAAGCCTGCGTCGGTTCGGTCAACAGAAACCAATTGTTGTTAACGCGCAAAACGTTGTGCTTGCCGGCAATGGCACGCTGACTGCCGCGCGCGCGATTGGCTGGAAAGAGGTCAAGGTTGTTCGGTCCGAACTGGTCGGTACGCAGGCAACCGCGTTTGGCATCGCCGACAATCGCAGCGCGGAGCTAGCCGAGTGGGACGAGAACTTGGCCAACGTGTTGGCATCGCTCAAGGCCGAAGACTTCCCACTTGTGGACATCGGATTTGATGAGGCTGACCTAAAAGAGCTGGTGAAGGAGCCTGAACCGTCCGACACGGACGCAGAACCGCAGATCGACAAGGCCGAGGAACTACGGGTGAAGTGGGGCGTGGAACTAGGGCAGCTTTGGGAGCTTGGCGACCATCGGTTGCTGTGCGGCAATAGCACGAAGAAGGAGGATGTGGATCGAGTTATGTTCGGCGAGAGGGCTGCATTCTGTTTCACGGATCCGCCGTATGGAGTATCCTACTCAGGGAGAGGGAAAAGCACGTCGCAACAGACTATTGAAAACGACGACCTTGACCCTGCCAAACTGCAACATTTCCTAACTGAATGTTTCAAGGTTATGCCACTTGAAGCTGGGAGTAACGTATTCGTGTGTCACGCCGACCAGAAGAAGGGCATCCGTCCAGCCTTTGAGTCAGCTATGTCGTCTGCAGGGTTGCGGATGTTGGGAACGGTAATATGGGTGAAGAACCAAGCGTCAATGGGTTGGCAAGACTTTAGGGCGCAGCACGAACCGATCTTGTTTGGCTGTACAGATGGCGCAAACCGAATGCGTGTTGAAGACAGGACTGCCACAACCGTTTGGCAAATTGGGCGCGATGCTGCGGCTGGATACTTGCACCCAACCACCAAGCCTGTCGAGTTGGTGGCAAAAGCCATTCGGTTTTGTTGTCCGGTCGCTGCGACGGTCTACGAACCCTTCTCGGGCTCCGGCACCACCATCATCGCCTGCGAACAACTTGGCCGCAAATGTCGCGCCATCGAAATCTCTCCTGCCTACGTCGCCGTCGCCATTCAACGCTGGGCTGACGCGACCGGCAAGGAGCCGCGCAAACTGTGAGCGAGTCTGAGCCAGCCGTCGTTGACGTTTACAAAAAGGCGAACGTCAGCAACATCGTAAAGAAGCTCAAGTCTGGGAAGACTCTGAGCACAGCCGAGCGCAAGGCGCTTGACGATTACGAGGCAAGCCAGTCTGGCGGCGAATGGGTCAAGGACACGTCCGCGCTGGCAAGGGAATTAGGCTTGTCTCGGCAAGCCATCTACGACGCGCGCGCGCGATTCCCGTCTGAAGCGCCAGCGAAGCACGCGGACGGCAAGCGTGAGAACTTGGAGGCGTGGCGAAAGTTCTCCGCCGAAAAGCTGATCGGGAAAGACGTAGCCACTAAGACACTAGCTGATCTAAAAGCCGAGTTGATGCGCGAGCAGATCTGGTTAGCTCGGGCAAAAGTGAGGCGAGAAAACGCAGAAACGGTGAGTCTTGAGGTTGTGGAATCAATGGTCCAGAAGTTGGGTCAAAGGTGGGATCTGCTTTTGCGGCTCAAGCTTGAGGTGGAAAGTGGGCCGAGATTTGCTGGCAAGGCACCAGCTGAAATTTGCGCTGAGGGATCGGTGATGCTCGATGAGATCCGCGAAGTGGTAAACGCTGGCCTATCGAGATTCAAAACCGAAGCGATCAAGGCAAGCGGATTGGAAACTGCAGACGATGACTGACGATTCAATCATTGACCGCAAACTGCGGATGCCGCGTCCTGACCGCGCGCCCATTTACGACTGGGCGAGGCGGCACGTTCAGTTGCCCGAGTCCTACGCCACGCCAGGACCGTTCAACGTGCGGCTGTCGCCATGGCTCGTTCCCGTGTTCGACGCACTCAAAGATCCGCTTGTCCGCCGCGTACACTTCCGCAAAGCTGTGCAGATCGGCGGTACGCTGGTCGCTGATGTCTGGCTCCCGTGGATTATCGCGAACGATCCCGGCCCGATCTCGTGGACGATGCAGACCGACGACATGGTCGAGCGCCACGCCAAGACGCGCCTGTGGCCGTTGCTGGAACGCTGCCGACCGGTCGCTGAGATGCTCCCTAAGCTTGGGCCGCACCGCACAACGACCGAGATTTACTTTGGCGGCTTCTTCCTGACGCTGAACGCCGCCAACCTTTCAACGCAGCAGTCCCAGTCGATCCGATACAAGATCAACGACGAGATCTGGCTGCCGCGCTGGCAGGAGGTCTACGGTCATGCTGTCGCGCGCGTATCGAAGTTCGAGGAGGTCGGACGCAGCAAGGTTTACAACATCAGCCAGGCTCCGATCATGGACGAACAGAACGGGAACGTGGAGCACGCTTCGTTCATGAGCGGCAACCAGCAGGAGTGGCACGCAGACTGTCCGAGCTGCCACAAGCCGCATCCGATCACGTTCGACCAGTCCAGCGGCGAAGAGCGCGCCGGCGTGGTGTGGGACCGCGAGGCAAGGCGGGACGACAACTCATGGGACGTAGCGCGCGCAATTGCATCGACGCGGTTTCGCTGCGTGCATTGCGGTCACGAGTCGTCGGACTCAGACGCAACGCGCGAGGCCTGGAAGAAGACTGGCCGGTACATTGCAACGCGCACCGACGCGCAACCTGAGAACGTGTCATTCCGCATCGAGGCAGTCGTCGCGCGTCCGATGAAGTTTCTGGTGGAGGAGTTCTGCGAGGCCGAGAACCATTCACTGCGGACCGGCGATGACCAGATGCGCGTGGACTTTCGCACGAAGCGCGAGGCCAAGCCGTGGCTGGTCGCGAAGAAGACGATCAATCTGTTTCAAGCTACGCAGGCGGACTACTCGTCGCAGCAGTACAACGCCGGCCAGAAGATCGACAACGAGGTCATCCGCTTCATGGCGCTCGACCGTCAGCTCGACCACTGGTGGGTTGAGATCGGCGCGTTCTCGACTGCGACTGGTCCGCGCTATCGGCAGTTGTGGTTTGGCCGCGTCGACACGCGGGATCACCTGCGCGAGATTCAGCGCCAGTACGCTGTGCCGGATTCGTGCGTTGCGCAGGACAGAGGCTACCGACCGTCTGACGTCGACCGCGACTGCGCAGATTTTGGCTGGCGTGGTATGCGTGGTTACGGGCGCAAGACCTGGACAATGCGAGACGAGCACACAGACCAGCTCATCAACTTCCCGTTTTCCGAACCGCGCGTCAGCGACTACCGAGGCGGCGACGTCTTCTTCTACGAGTGGTCGGGCGACTACTTCAAGGACACGCTAGCGACGGCGCTGGACGGCAAAGGCGACCTCAAGTGGGAGCTGCCGTCCGACGTGAATCCGCTCTACGTCGAGCACCTCAAGGGCGAGTCTAAGGTTGAGGTGCGAACCGGCGTTTGGGAGTGGCGCGAGGTCCGCAGCAACGCACCGAACCATGGTCTAGACACGTCCTCCATGCTGCTTTGTATGGCGACCATCGCCGGCGTCATTCGCTACACGCCGCCTAAAAAGGATTAACGCTAGCGCAAGTCTGCGCTTCCGCCTTTAACGTTTTGGCGTTAAAGTATGGGAAACGACAATCCGTTCGAGGGTCTTGATCTCGCAACTCTTGCCACGCTGAAGAGTGAGACTTTGGCCGCGATTCGCGCTGTGCTGGTTAACAGCTCCTACAGCATCAACGGCAAGAGCGTCACGCGCGCGGACCTTGCCCGCCTCAACGTGATGCTGGGTCAGATCGTGGCTGCGATTGACTACCAGAACGGCACCAGCGCGGATGTGACTTTCGTCAGCTTCAACGGCAACTAACATGGACTTCGACGCTTCAAAGGTCATCGCCTCGGCACCGTGGTACGACAAGGCAATCTCGGCAGTTGCGCCGGCGTGGGGACTGAAGCGCATGGAGTCGCGCGTGCAGGCAGCGCTATTCAACTACAACGCAGCGCAGACGAACCGGCTCTACGCGCCGAAGCAGTATGGCTTGCCGTCTGAGTCGAACACGACCGTTCGCGACCGCATCGTGATGATGTGGGAGGCGCGCGACCTCGTGGAGAACCATTCCGAAGCGCGCGAGATCAGTCGCAAGTTCGGCAACTACCTGACGCCGCACGAGTACTCGCCGACGACCGGCGACCGCGAGTACAACGCGATTGTCTCGGACTACTTCCACGACTGGTGCAAGACGTGCGACGTCACGAATCGCCACACCTTTAAGAAGCTGATCCAGCTTGCAGCCGAGCAGCGACCAGTTGACGGCGACTGCGGCTTTGTGATTCGTCGCGTCGATGGTGAACTCAAGATTCAGCTTGTGCCTGGCACGCGCATCGGGAATCCAAACTCGCTCGGCGCCGATCCGGCCAACTACTTCCAAGGCATCTTCACGAATGAGTTCGGTCGTCCTGTGGCGTACCGAGTGTTCCGCGTGACCAGAGAGGGCGTGTATTATGATCCCGAAGACATCGAAAGTCAGTTCTTTTGCCATTACTACGACCCTTTCCGCGTGGACCAGTACCGTGGAGTTACTGACTTTCACGCTGCGATCCGCACGGCTCGTATGCTGTACGAGATTCTTGAAGCTGAAAAAGCTGGCGTCCGCTTTGCTAGTCAGCAAGCCGCCCTCGTATTTTCTGACCGAGGAACTGCCAACGGGCGCAACCTGTTCACGCCGACGCCGGCGTCGACGCTCCCGAGCGGTCAAACGCAGAAAAACGAACTGAGCGAGATCGGCAACATCCGGTACTTCGGCAGCGCGGACAAGATCGAGGTGATGCCGTCGAGGCCCAGCGCAGCCTTCGAGGGCTTCGTCCAGCACTTGATGCACGAGATCGCGATCGGTGTCGGCATTCCCGAGGGCGTTCTGTTCGGAACGCAGAACTACAAGGGACCGAGCGTTCGCGCTGACTTTGCGGCGGCTGATCGCGTGTTCACGCGCCATCAAGGACTGCTGCAAGACAAGGTGCTCGATCCGATCAAGAACCAGGTCATCCTCGACGCGATCGCGCGCGAACTGATTCCGGCTCCTCCGCGTCGTGAAGGCGAGACTGTGGTGCAGGCGATGAAGCGTGCGACGCGCGGCGAGTGGCGCTTCCCGGCCAAGCTAACGATCGACATCGGGCGCGAGTCTGCGGCGAACCTGAACGAGAACCGCCAAGGCGCGAAGTCGCTGCAAGAGATCGCAGCCGAGGAAGGCACCGACGCTTTCGGTCGCCTGGAGCAGATCGCGATTGAGGCTAACTTCGTCGCGGAATTGGCGCAGCGTTACAACGTACCGGAGACTGCGATCCGTCTTGTGACCAACGCGCTGCCGAGCACGGCTGCTGCGGCTGCTGCTACGGGTGAGAAGGTCGGTCAGGACGCGGCGGCGGCTCAGGTAGCAAGCAGCGCAGACGCTGCTCCTGAAGCCTCGCAGGCAGCCTCTGAGCTGCACAACCAGCGCATCGTCATCGACTTCGCCGAGGACGGCTACGTTCCCAACGACGCGATGGCGGCTAACGCTAAACGCGCGCTGGATGTGCGCGAGAAAAAGCCGGCATCGCAACGCGGCATGACTGCCGTGGGTCTAGCGCGTGCGCGCGACATCATCAACAAGCGTGCGCTATCTGCTGATACCGTGCGCCGCATGAAGGCTTACTTCGACCGACACGAGATCGACAAGCAAGGCGCGACTTGGGACGAGCAAGGCAAGGGCTGGCAGGCGTGGAATGGCTGGGGCGGTGACGCTGGCCGCACTTGGGCGAATGCGATTGTCGAACGACTCAACCGAAAGGAGAACGCCGATGAAACGCGCAAACTCAAACTTGATTCGCCGGTCGAGGTCGCGTTCGGTGCTCGTCATCTCACGCCGAAAAAGTGGCTGGCTGCGCTTGCGGACGGTCGCAGTGCATTTCAGCAAAAGAAAAAAGAGTTCGTCCTCCCGACGCCGGCAGCGGCGGAAAGTGGCGAGGAGTTCCTGACTCGCTGTATGGGAGACGCGACCGTTGTTGCTGAGTTTCCCGACGAGTCGCAACGTTACGCAGTCTGCCAACGTCAACTTAATCCGAGCGCCTGAACATGGACACGCAAAAGCAGATCGACCACCTGATCGAACTGGCGATTGAGCAGCGCGACGAGATCGCGCGCATCGTCAACTCGCTGCCACAACTTCGCGCGCAGTTGCGTGATGAAGTCGCTGTGGCTCTTGAGGACGTTGAGCCGCATTTGCGCGAGGAGATGGCGACCATCGCTGGCGAGGAGGTCAAAGCACTTGAGACTAAGCTGGCGTCAAAGGTAAATGAGCTGCTCGGTCGCGTTGAACTTGCGGCGTCTGCGAAGTACACGGCGCTGATGCAGGAGCGCGAGAAGAACGCGCAACTGCTTGAGGTTGCAGAACAGCGCATCCAGCTCGCGGCGGCTGAACTGCCAGAGAAGATCACGCAGTTGCTGGACGAGGCGGTCAAGACGCGGACTGAGTTCGCCGTGCCTGCTACGCTTCAACCGCTCGGCAAGTGGAAGGCTGGCGAGTATCAGTCGCTTGATGTTGTGTCGCTCAACGGCGACAGCTACATCGCGAACGAGACGACGCGCGAAAAGCCGAGTCGGTCTGCGAAGTCGTGGACGCTGCTGGCTGCTCGCGGTGCGGGCGGCGGTGGCTCGAACATCAACAGCATCACCGATCTAACCGGGACGCCTGGCGTCGGTCAGTTGCTGATTGGCGACGGCGGCACGTTTCAGCTCAACACGCTCACGGCTGGATCGAACGTCACGATCACGAACACGGCTGGCGGCATTCAGATTGCCGCGACCACTGGAACATCTGGCACAGTGACAAGCGTTGCGGCTACTGGCGACGGCGCTGTCGCAGTCAGCGGCAGTCCGATCACGACCAGCGGCACGTTTGTCATCTCGCTCGCGAGCACGGCGGTCACGGCTGGCAGCTACGGCGCGACGAACAAGGTCGGCACGTTTACGGTGGACGGCCAAGGTCGTCTGACCGCTGCGGCGGATGCGACAATCAGCATCTCAACTGGTCAGGTCACTGGACTGGGCAGCGCAGCGTTGCAGTCCACGACGTACTTCGCGCCTGCGACCACGGGCAGCGACATCCTAAGCGGAAACGGCTCAGGCGGGTTTTCTTCGGTCGTTGTCGGGACTGGCCTGACATATAGTGGCGGCACTCTTTCGATCACAGGCGTTGGCAATGGCACGGTGACAAGCGTTGCTGTAACCAGCGACGGCGATGTGACGTCTTCAGGCGGTCCCATTACCGCGAGCGGCACGTTCACGCTGGGTCTGTCCAGCACGACGGTGACCGCAGGCAGTTACGGTGCGGCTGGTTCGGTCGGCACGTTCACGGTTGACGCCAAGGGTCGTCTAACGGCAGCAGCGAACACCGCGATTGCGATCACGGCTGGTCAGGTGTCTGGTCTCGGCAGCGCGGCCTTTGAAAGCACGACGTACTTTGCGCCTGCGACGACTGGGACGCTGATCCTCGCCGGCAACGGTAGCGGCGGCTTCTCGACTGTCACGGTCGGGTCTGGTCTGACCTATAACGCAGGCACGCTCGAAAGCACGGCAGGCGGTGGCAGCGTGACCAGCGTTGCGCTGACCGCAGGCACGGGCATCTCGATCAGCGGTGGTCCGATCACTAGTAGCGGCACGATTGAGGTGACCAACACGGCACCGGATCAGGTCGTTGCGCTGACTCAAGGCGGCACCACGACGATCACCGGCACATATCCTAACTTCACGATCTCCTCGGCTGACCAGTACACCGGCACCGTGACGAGCGTGACTGCTCAAGGCAGCGCCGACATCTCGGTGACTGGTGGTCCGATCACTAGTACCGGCACGCTATACTTCGCTTTGTCTGACACTACGGTTGCTGCTGGTAACTATGGCACGGCTGGATCTGTGCCGTCGTTGACTGTTGACGCTAAAGGCCGGCTGACCGCTGCGGCAAACGTTGCGATCTCGATTACGTCAGGTCAGGTGTCTGGCCTCGGCTCAGCAGCATTTGAGTCGACGACGTACTTTGCACCGGCCACGACAGGCACGGCCATTCTCGCCGGCAACGGGTCAGGCGGTTTCTCGCCGGTAACGGTTGGTACTGGTTTGTCCTACGTTGGCGGCACGTTGTCGGCGCTCGACGCGGGCGGCACGGTTACGAGCGTAACGGCTCAAGGTTCGGCTGACATCTCAGTCACCGGCGGACCAATTACGACCAGCGGCACGCTATACTTCGCGCTGTCGGATACGACTGTTGCGGCTGGCACTTACGGCAGCGCGACGCAGGTCGGGCAGTTCAACGTTGATGCGAAGGGACGTCTGACGACTGCGACAAGCGTGACGATTGCCATCGCGGCAAGCGCGGTCAGCGGACTAGCAACCGTTGCAACCTCGGGCGCGTATGCTGACCTGACCGGCAAGCCTTCACTCGGGACAATTTCCTCGCAGGACAGCAGCAATGTTTCGATCACGGGCGGATCGATCAACGGCACGACGGTCGGTGCCTCAACTGCCAGCACTGGCGCGTTTACAAGTCTAACTGCAACCGGCAACGTTGCCTTTGACGGCGGCACGTTTACGTTTAACGAAGCTGGGGCAGATAAGGACTTCCGTGTTGAAGGTGATAGCAAGACCCACCTGTTTTTCAGCGATGCCTCGGTAGACCGCATTGGCATCAATCAGAGTGCGCCTGCTGGCCGACTAGATCTTGACGGCAACTACGTTGAGAACATCGTGGCCGTGTCCGCGCTCAGCATAGACTGCTCGGCGGGCAACTACTTTACAAAGACCATCAACGCTAATTCGACGTTTACGTTTGATAGCGTACCCGCCAGCCGCGCATACGCCTTTGCTCTTGAGCTAACCCATACGTCGGGAACAGTCACTTGGCCCGCCGCCGTGAAGTGGCCCGCTGATACCGCTCCCACTTTAACTACTGGCAAAACGCATATCTTTATTTTTGTCACCGACGATGGTGGCACCCGTTGGCGCGGCGCAGCCCTCGTTGACTACGTTGACTAATTCCTATGGACCCGAACGTACTTAGACTTGCAATGGGCGCGGGTGCTGGGCCGAGTGGCCCCCAGTATGAACTCTACACCTTTGGATCTAACGGCCAAGGGCAACTTGGCCTAGGAAACACGACCAACCGTTCATCTCCCGTTCAAGTTGGAGCGTTGACAACGTGGAGTAGCGTCGCAGGCGGGCAATTCCACACCGCAGCTATCAAAACCGACGGAACTTTGTGGGCTTGGGGAGCCAACGGCCACGGTCAACTTGGCCTTGGCGACACGGGCTACCGTTCATCTCCCGTCCAAGTCGGAGCGTTAACCACATGGTCAAGCGTAGCTTGTGGACAAAGATTCACCACAGCTATCAAAACCGACGGAACATTGTGGACTTGGGGATACAACTACTTCGGTCAACTCGGCCAAGGAAATACAACCGACCGTTCATCTCCAGTGCAAGTTGGCGCGTTAACAACGTGGTCAAAAGTCGCCGCGCCCTTTAGTGGAAACCACATCGCAGCCATTAAGACCGACGGCACGCTGTGGACCTTTGGACGCAACAACGCTGGCCAACTTGGCCTTAACGACACAACCGACCGTTCATCTCCCGTTCAAGTTGGCGCGTTAACAACGTGGTCAAAAGTCGCCGTAGGTAACTTCTACACCGCAGCCATCAAAACTGACGGCACTTTGTGGGCTTGGGGATCCAACAGCCAAGGGCAACTTGGCCTAGGAGATACAACTAGCCGTTCATCTCCCGTCCAAGTAGGAGCGTTAACGACGTGGAGTAGCGTCGCAGCGGGAGGCCTTCACACCGCAGCCATTAAAACGGATGGAACATTCTGGACCTTTGGATTCAACAACGCTGGCCAACTCGGCCAAGGAAACACGACCTACCGTTCATCTCCCGTTCAAGTTGGAGCGTTGACAACGTGGAGTAGCGTCGCAAACGGGCAAACACACACCGCAGCCATCAAAACCGACGGAACTTTGTGGATCTTTGGGCAAAACACTACTGGTCAACTTGGGTTAGGGGACACGACCAACCGTTCATCTCCAGTCCAAGTTGGAGCGTTGACAACATGGTTCAGAGTTGCAGCAGGAACCAACCACACCGCAGCCATTACCGAGGAATAATTTGATTACAAAAACGCTGCTCTTTCTTTCCGGTATTCCTCGATCCGGATCAACAGTTCTTGCAGCAATTCTTAATCAAAATCCGCTAACGCACGTCAGCACGACCTCTGGATTAGGTGCTGCGCTTGAGGCCGTTGCTGTAGCTTGGCATAAGGAGCCGCTGCTAGAAAAGAATGATCCTAAACGGGAGAAGCTCGCTAATGCTATGCGTGGCTTGATCGATGGCTATTACGATCAGCTCACGCAAAAGCCAATGGTGATTGATAAGTCGCGCAATTGGCCGATTCCAGTTGTGATGTCAGCAATGGGCCAAGTGCTTGGTAGCAAGCCGCGCATTATTGCTACTGTTCGCAGCATCCCAGACTGCATGGCTTCATTTGTCCGAGTAGCCAAGCCAGACAACTTGGATGAGTTTATTGTTAAGTCATCGTTAGCCGCGCACCTCAAATCTTCCTATCAAGTGTTACAGGCGGGCTATAAACACAATCCTAGCTGTTTCCTATTTGTTGAGTACGAGGACTTGCTTGCTAACCCAAAGCGCGAGTTGGAGCGCATCCATAAGTTTCTTGATCTGCCAGAGTTTGCCTACGACTTTGAGCGCATTGATGGGTCGTCGGTCAAAGAGGATGACGAAGGGCTACATGGAGTTGCGGGTCTGCATGACATCAAACCCAAGCTGGCACGGCAGCACAACGAGTCGCCAAAAAATGTTCTCAAGCACCACTACGCTCAGTTTTGCCAGCCTGAGTTCTGGTTGCCTGAGCCGCGTACCAAGCCAGAGATAGATGACCTTGATCTTCAGCTTGCAGCGTCCACGATGGGCAACTTTGTCGAGGGACGACGCATAGCCGACAAGCTGGCTATTGAACGCCCCACGGACGACCGCGCAGCCTTTAATCGTGGATGGTATGAACTGCGCGATGGCAACTTTCGCCTCGGCCACCAACTGCTCCGGCGTGGACGCAACGTAGGAGTGTTCGGCAACAGTCCGCCCGACACGCCCCAGCCGGAGTGGGACGGCAAGCCCTGTGCTACGCTGCTCATGTACCTTGAGGGAGGGCTGGGCGATCAGATTCAGCAGCTAGGCTACATCCGCAACGTCCGCCAAACTGGGACAGCCAACATTGTGGTTTCCTGCTCAGGCGAGCTAGTGCGCTTTGTCCACGACGCCAATCTTTGTTCGGCGGTGGTGCAGCACGGCGCGGAATACGGCGTCTACCACGATGCTTGGATGGCTGGTATGTCAGCTCCGGCATACATGAATCTGTCCAAAGAGATGATTCATGGCGACCCGTACCTTTCCAAGATCCCATATGTCCGCCAGTCCCAAAAGCTGCGGGTGGGTTTGCGTTGGTCGGGCAACAAGCAGTTTGAGGCCCAGCACCACAAGCTGTTCCCGGCACCCCCATTCTTCGATGCCGTCAAACGCGACAACGTAGAGTTTATCAGCCTGCAACGGGACGCCGACTTGGAATACAAACCCGATTGGGCGCAAACGGTGCCCCTTGATACATGGTCTGACACCCAAGCCGCCGTCAGCACCTGCGACCTTGTGATCAGCTCTTGCACGTCCGTTTCGCACTTGGCTGCGGCAATGGGCGTGCCAACGTGGGTTGTCATCCCAGTAATGGGGTATTATCTGTATGCGGAACCCGGTCCCAAAACGCCCTACTACAACTCTATGCGGCTGTTTCGTCAAAGCGTCTTTGGTCAGTGGACCCATCCTATGGAGGAACTGCGCACCGCTGTCGCTCAATTATGAACTACGCTTACATCGAAAACGGACAAGTCATCGACGGTCCGCGTTCGCTGCCTAACGGTTGGCGCAACGTGTCTGGTCTCAACTGGCTGAACGACGACGAGCTTCGTGCCCTTGGCTGGCTTCCGGTTCGTATTGATGAGGGTGCCGTAGACGAGAAGTTTGTTGGATCTACGTTCATCATCGATCCGTATGAAGTGGTGGAGGTAAAGCTGTGGCGGGCTTACACGGCTGAGGAGAAGGCTGAAATTAACACGCAGAAGGCGGCTGCCGTGCGCCGCGAACGCAACACCAAGCTATCCGAGTGCGACTGGACGCAGCTTGACGACACGCCGCTGGAAAACGTGGCGAAAGCTCGGTGGGCAAACTACCGTCAGGCGCTCCGGGATGTGCCTGCGCAGTCCGGTTTTCCGTTCAACGTCATCTGGCCTGACCAGCCGTAGTTCAGTTTTACGCCAGCCGCTTCTATGTGGGCTGGATAACTGACTTACTATTTAACGCCGGCAGCGGTGGTCTGTTCGGCATGGTCGGGTCGCTGGCGACAACCTGGATGCGCCTGCGCGAAAAGAAACTGGATAACCAGTTTCAGCTCAACCTGCTCGACAAGCAAGCAGCGTCAGCCGAGGCGGTTGCGTCATGGAATGCATTTATGGCGTCACAGTCCGCATCTGCATCGGATATGACCGAGAAGGTCGCGCCGTGGGCCGCTAATGTTCGCGCCGTCACTCGACCAGCGCTGACTGCGTTCTTGGTCGTCGGCGCATTCGTCGCAATTCTGATTATCGACGACGAAGCCGTAAAAGCTAACGCGCTACAGTCTTTCCAGATGTTGGCCGGAACCTCCGTCGCATGGTGGTTCGGCTCACGCATGACGACGCAGATGAATCAACCGACGCGCAAATGAACGATCACGCCGGAACCAAACTGCTGTTCGCCAACCTTGGCGCATGGCTCGGAACTATTATGAGCCTGCAAAACGTGCAGGTTGTTCTAGCTATTCTGTCCGGCGTTGCATCGCTTGGCGTGTCGGTGCTCTCAATGATCTGGATTCTAAAGAAGCTCAAGGCGCTCGAAAAGGGAGTAAACGACAAGCCGTGATTTAACGCTTGCAGCAATTGTAATGAGTAAAGCTCCATTCTTGCACTTTGCTCGCGGTTTCGTCGGTCAAATCGACGAGGCGGCTGGCGTGATTCACGATGTCTCGGTCATCACCGAGGGACGCGCGCTGGGTCATGGTGTCAACATCGACGCGACCACGCTTGAGCAGGTCAAGGCACAGGCTGAGACGTACAGCGGCGGTCTCAAAGTGAAAATGGACCACGGCGGCGGCGCGGCTGACATCGTCGGCTACCTGACCGACTTCCGTATCGCCGGCAATAAGCTGATCGCAAACTTCCACGTCCTGCAAAACACGCCGCATCGCGCGTACATCTTCGAGATCGCCGACAAGATTCCCGACACGTTCGGGATGTCTATTGCGTTCTCTGGTCCGACCGAGATGGCGTCGGACAAGAAGACGGTCCTTCAGCGCTGCTCGGAGATTTATTCTTGCGATCTGGTCAGCGAGCCGGCTGCGAACGTCAATGGACTTTTCAGTATGAAACAGCTCCAAGAAGGCAAAGAGCCGAAAGACTCTATATACATTGATTTCCCCATGAACGAAGAAACCAAAAACGCCATCGCCGGCATGATTGAGTCGGCTATGATGGGCCTGGGCGAGCGGATCTCCAAGCTGGAGTCGATGCTGCCGAAGCCTGAGGACAAGGAAGCCGCTATGGCTTCCCGTAACGACGAGATCAAGCTCGCTGCTGAAGCGGCTGGTCTTGCTGCTGTCAAGGAGTTTGCCAAGACGTTTGGCGCTCCGGTCACCAAGCCGATCGCCTCTGAAGCTCCTGCCGCCGCCGCTCCGGTTACGCAGAAGTTCGAGGAGCTGGTCGCTGCCAAGGCTTCCGAGCTGAAAGGCGACAAGAGCGCGGCCATCGCGTTCTGCGTCAAGAATCACTCTAACGAATACGCCGCCTTCCGCTCCCGCGTGCAGGCCGGTGAGGTCATCAAACTCTAAACTACCATGAGCACTCAGTACTTCGGCACGGGATCCTTCCTTGCCAACGCGACCATCACCGCATTCCGCGCTGTGGTCATCTCAACGAACGGTGGCGTCGGTCTGTCGGCTACGGCTGGCAGCGTTGACGGCATCGCCCAGATCGATGCGGCTTCCGGCGACTATGTCACCGTGAAGTTCCTCAACCAAGGCGGCACCCAGAAGGGTACGCTCGTCGGCGCTCCCGTAACGGTGGGTGACACCATCTACGCAAATGCGTCAGGTCAGGTCGGTCCCGCCGGGACGGTGATTATCGGCAAGAGCCTCACGACCGCTGATACCGATGGCGCGATCATCGAGTTCATCGCGAAGAACCTCTAATAGCTACCTACCATGTACACTAACGCTGCTGCCATTTTTCGTAGCGATCTCGCTGGCGTTGTCGAGCAGGCCAAGGACTTTGAGTCCAACCTGATCGGCACGCGAGTGATGCCCATCCTCAATGTTCCCCTCCGCGCTGGTCAGTATCCTTGCTTCAAGCTAAAGGAAGGCCAGCTGCTCAAGAGCGACGTCAAGAACCGCACGCCGTACTCGACGTATGCGCGCGGCACCCGCTCGTTCACGCAGGAGACCTACACCGCCGAAGAGTACGGCTACGAGGAAGCGGTTGACGATACGGTCGCGCTGGACGTGAGCCGTTTCTTCGACGCCGAGGTCGTTGCCGCCAAGCTCTGCTTGCGCAAGCTTCTGCTCGCTCACGAGCTGCGCGTCGCTGCGCAGATCTTCAACACTTCAACGTTCACAACGACTAACTCTAGCACCGCCTACACGACGGCCAACCTTGCCACGTTCGACGTGGGTCTGGACGTTGAGTCCGCCATTGACCGCATCCTGGCGCTGGGTGAAAGCCGCGACAACCTCCGGGTTGTCATGAGCAACACGGTGTGGACGCGCATCAAGGCGTCGACCAAATTCCAGAACCGCCTTCGCGGTACGGGTTTGTCGACCGACACGATCCTCAACGCTTCGCAGCAGGCCGCTGCCGAGGTCTTCGGCGTTGCCGAGGTTCTCATCGGTCGTGCCAGCTACGACAGCGCTAAGGAAGGTCTCGCCTTCTCGAGCGCGAACGTCTGGTCAAACTCGTACATCTGGGTCGGTTCTGTGACCGATGCCTCCTCCGGCTATTTCGGCGGCGGCACGGGCTTCACTCTAAACTGGCAGGAGTACGGCAGTCCGACTGGCGTGTTCACCTACCGTGACGAGTCGATCAAGTCAGACATCGTCCGGGCTGCGCACTACGTTTCCGAGAAGGTTGTTAACAGCAACGCGGCGCAGATCGTCGCGACGCAGTACGCCTAAACTCTGTTGGGTTGTTGTGTTATCCCCTCACCTGCGTAGCGGGTGGGGGGATTTTCCTTTTTTGACGGTTCGTACTACGCAATGCGCGTATCGCTTTGCGTCATCTGCGGTAATGAGGAGCAGCACATCGAGCGTATGCTGGACTCGTTCAGTCCAGCGTTCGATGAACTGTCGCTGGTCCGAGCTATAGGCGCACGCACGCCTGATCGCACGCTGTCTATCGCGCGCGACTGGTGCGAGGCCAAGGACAAGACATTCCGTTTCCGCGAGCACCTGAACCAGCCTGGCGCAGAGCATTGGGAGCACGTCGACTCGTTCGGTGAAGCGCGCAACGAAGCCTTCCGCCAAGGCACTGGTGACTGGCTGATCTGGTCCGATTGCGACGACCTGCTGGACAACGCAGATCGACTCAAGGAGGTTCTGGCTGGCCTGCCTGACGAGGTTTCGATGGCGCGCTTCCTTTACGACGTCCGAGGCACCAGCAAGAAGCTGTTCCGCGAGCGAGCGATCCGACGCAGTACGTTCGAGGCCGGTCGCAAGTGGCATCACGACGTTCATGAGAATTTGCTTCTGCTCGCCGGCGACAAGCACATCGACCTCGACGATCCGGTCTGGATTCATGCGCCGCTGGAGGTCAAGCGCGAGAACCGGCACCGCAACCTGCGGATCCTGCGGAACTCAGTACGGGACGCTGCATCGCAGTATTTTTACATTCATCAGGAGCACTACTGCTCGGGCAATTTCAAGGCAGCGGAGGAGTTCGGCAAGCTGGCGATCTCAATGCCGAATTTGCAAGACTCGTTTAAGTACGAGGCATTGCTGAACGTTGCGCGCTGCTGCGGCAATCACCGCGAGTCCATCAACTACTGTCTGCAAGCGCATGGTGTCTTCCCGTGGTGTCGCGAGGCACTGAACGCGCTGATCCTGCTGTACTTTGAGAAGGGCGACCGGCAGCGTGCCTACTACTGGGCAGAACGCGCGCTAGAGCGTCCCGAACCGCCATTGGAGGATCGACCGTGGACGCATGAGGCCAAGCATTACGGTTGGTATGGAGTCGATCTAGCGGCACGCGCGGCACGCTACGCAGGCCACGCCGAGCGAGCGCAGCACCTGCAAGATCACTTCCACGGCGGCAAGGAGCCGACGATCTCGCTGATCCATGCCACGCGCGGGCGGTCCAGCAAAGCCGTTGCCTGCCGCGAAGCCTTCCTCCAAGCCGCCGCAAATCCGGCCAACGTCGAGCACATCTTCTGCGTCGACATCGACGACGGCGTCTCGATGGAGATGGCGCAACAGTTCGTTCACGTCACGAGCAAGGAGCAGAGCTGCGTTGCAGCTTGGAACTTAGGCGCACGCAAGGCGCAAGGCGACCTGCTGATTCAGCTTTCCGACGACTGGCTGCCGCCGCTGCACTGGGATTTGCAGCTCTTGGAACTAGTCGCGCTGCGCGATCTGAAGAAGGAGCAGCTAGTCATCGCCGTACACGACGGCCACCGCAAGGACGAGCTGATGTGCATGGCGATTATGTCGCGCGCACGGTTGGAGGCACAGGGCGATATGTTCTTTGCCGGCTACGAGTCGGTTTTCTCGGACAACGAGTTTAGCCATCGAGCTTGGGCCGACAAGATCGTCATCGACGCACGCGACAAGGTGACGTTCGTTCACGATCATCCGCATTTTAGCAACGGTCCGCTCGATCCGACGTACCGGCACAATAACCAGAGCGAGCGTTACAAGCGCGGCAAGGAACTGTTCGACTCCCGCAACCCATGAACCACTTCTACCACGAGTCGCGGTTTGGTGAGAACTGGTTTGACTATGCGAACATCTACTTGCGCTTCGTCGAGGAAGCGCCACCAGGTGCAACCATTGTCGAGGTCGGTTCGTGGCGCGGTCGGTCGATGGCGTTCCTCGGCGTCGAGGCGATCAAAAGCCAGAAGCGCTTGCAGCTGTACGCGGTCGACACATTCCGAGGCAGCATGGAGCACGCAGGCCATCCGCAGCTTGCGACTGGCTCAATGGTCGGTCACTTCCTTGGAAACATAAAGCCGATCCTGCACGCGGTGCATTGCTTGCCGTTGCCGTCGACCGAAGCGTCCAAGCTGTTCGACGATAAGTCGGTGTTCGCGGTATTTATCGACGCATCGCATCAATACGAGGATGTTCGCGCTGACATTATGCACTGGCGAAACAAGGTGCAGCCTGGCGGCTACTTGGCCGGTCATGACTTTGGGGGATACGATGGAGTCAGACGCGCAGTCGCTGAGACGGTCGGGCTCTACACGGTTGTCGGTCAGTCGTGGATCACGCAATGCTGACCATCTTCACTATTGTTTTGAATGGGAAACCGTTCATCGATAAGCAGTTGCCGATCTTTCAGCAGCTCACGATTCCGTGGCGCTGGCACATTGTGGAAGGTGTTTCGCGTCCACAGGAATGCACGTCGTGGTGCGCCGAGGTCCAGGACCGCTGGCACCGGGAATGGCTGTCCATTGACGGGACGACCGAGTACCTCGACAGCATAACAGATCCGCGCGTGCGCGTGACGTGGCGGCTCGGTCCTTGGGCTGGCAAGATCGCGATGGTCAACGCCGCAATGGAGGACGTCACCGATGGCGTCGTCATGCAGATCGACGCTGACGAGTTCTGGACTGCTGACCAGCTAGAGCGAGTCTACGAGATGTTGCAGGACAAGAAGGCTGGCGACTTCGCACAGTTCGACTGTTTTTACTTTGTGGGTCCGCACAAGGTCGTGACGTCGCGTCACGGGTTTGGATCAATGCCTTACGAGTGGTTTCGCGCTTGGAAGATGGCACCAGGACTGCACTTCAATACTCACGAGCCGCCGGTGTTGAACGCTTGGGCGAGCTATGTTCCGCGCGAAACGACGCGGGCGATGGGTCTTGTGTTCGATCACTACGCATATTTCACCGAGGAGCAGGTCGCATTCAAGGAGCAGTTCTATCAGTACAAGGGACTGGTCGACGGCTGGCGTCTATTGCAGGAAGCGAAGGGTGACGTGCGGCTCTGCGACTACTTTAAGTTTCTTGACCGGCAGCCTTGGGTAACTGCTGGCGACGTATGAAAACCGTTGTGCTGGTCTACCATGAGCGGCTCGGAGACGTGCTGCGCTGCCTGCCGATTGCGCGTCACTTAGCGGCTGATGGCGTCGAGGTGCTGATCGAGTGCATGCCGCAGTATCACTCGCTCTTTGATGCCGTCAGCTACGCAGCGCCGGTCGAGCCACGGCACAACGCGAAAGGACGGCGCATCGACCTTCAGATCTGGCCGAATCGGTACGCCGACTTCCGAGCAAGCGGCAAGTCGTGGGAAGACTACGTCTACGGCCTGCTGCCTGAATGCGCTGGCATGGATCGTCGCATTGTCTTCGACAAGCTGTCCGCTAGGTCCGCAGTGGATTACGTCATTATGGGGCCACAGACGGCCATCGTGTCGCCGTTTGGCTACTCGCAGACGGTCAAGTACAACCCAGCGCTAGTCTGCCAGTACGCCTTTGGGCAGTTCAAAGCACCAATGCGCATCCTTGCCGACCCTCAGCAGGTCGAAGCCTGCGTCTGGCGTGGCTGGTCTGAGTCGCTGTTCATCACGGCAAAGAACATTCCCGAGCTGATCCGTATCCTGCGTGACGCTCGCGAGGTGATGACGATCAACAGCGCTCCGGCGATCATTTGCGATGCCGTCCGCGAGCGGTACTACCACATTCCGTCCGGCACGCCGCAGGACGATACCATCACGCCTAAGTCGGTGGTTGTGACATTCGGCGCATAGGTATGACCGTCCGCGATTTCAATCCTGCTCTGCTGGAGGCCGACTTCAGCGCCATTCAAGACCAAGCCGGCATCACGTTCTCGATGTTCGGCGTGAGCATCACAGGTATCTGGGCTAACTCGCGCAACGTCTTCGAGTCCTTCGAGGACCAGCGCCGCGATGAGGGTCGGTTTACGGTGTTCTTCCTTGCCTCGCAGGTCGTCACGGCACCGCAGCTCACGTCTAACGTGGTGCGCGCTGGCGTGACCTATTTCATCGAGAACCTGGAGTTCGACGCGGAAGGATCTGGCGTGCAGATGGAGGTCAAGAAGTCGATATGATCTCGCTTGAGCTACGCACAAAGGATCTAGAGAATGCCTTGTTTCGCTTGGCGTCGGCTGGCCGCGTCAGCTATGGCGCTGTCATCAAGGAAGAGGCGCGATACGTAACGCAACTGCTGATCAAGTTTACTCCTCCTGATACGCAGTCACAAGGTCGCAAGGCGATCTCGAAAGACTTTGGAAAGCTGATCACTCCGCTGCGTCACGACTACTTCAAGGAGCGCGAAACGGAAAGCGGTTTCTATCGATCTATCTCTCGCTACATTCGCAAGCGCGAGTCGAGCAAGCTTCAGCAATTGTTCAACAATCCGAACCTAAAAGGCTACTTCGGGTTGCGACTGCTGACTAATGCGAATCAAATCACCGAGCTGCACAAGAAACGTCGCACTCGATATGGTCGAGTTCACAGCGGCGCAAAACAATTTGCCGCATATGCGAAGGACGCAAGGCAAGTCATGAAGGGCGTTCAAGAGCGCGTCGGATGGACAGTGTCTGGCTGGATTCCTGCTGCTCGTGTAACTGGCGCACGATGGAAAAAGTTCTCAGGTAAGTTTGAGGGAAAGTCTGGCTCTCAAGTTTCCAACTTTGGACCAAATCCGTTTATCGTCGCGCGCAACTTCAATGTGAAGATTCCTAATTATCAGAAGGACGTTGACGCCGTTTTGCGTTCTAGAATTGGAACAACTCAGCGAAAACTCGATAGAGTCTTGGCAGGCAAGGCCGTTAACCTTGGTTTTGTGCGCGTCAGAGGCGGTCAACCTATTCTCGGATCAACTATTTAATGAGCACTCGCACGCAGATCCGAAACGCAATCGGAGCAAAGCTGACGGCTGGAGCCGCAGTTGTGCCGACCGCAAATCTTCTAAAAGGCCGGAACAACACCATCGCGTCAGTTTCGTTTCCGTCTGCTGCCGTCTATGCGGTAGACGAGCAAATCGAAGTGCGCTCGCTCGCGCCAAGCAACCGAGTTCAGTATCGGCAGCTTACGGTCAACGTCGACTACTTCACTGCGCAGACCGGCGTCACGTTCATTGACGATCTGTTCGACACCGGATCGGCTGCGGTCGAGGCTGCTGTGCTTGAGGACGTTACGCTCGGCGGAGTTTGCGACGACCTGCATTTAACGAATGTCCAATATGTGATAGAGGAAGACGAGGACAAGCGCTGGGGTGTCGCGCGTCACACTTTCAACTGCATCTACTTAACCACCGACTAAAATGGCTAATCACCTAGGCCGCGAAGGCACCGTCAAGATCAGCTCAACTACCATCGGCGAACTGCGCAACTACGCGCTCGCGCATTCGTCGGATGTCGTCGAAGACTCCGTCATCGGAGACATTTATCGCACCCGCAAAGCGACCATGAAGACTTGGTCGGTCTCGGGCGACCTCTTTTGGGACGAAGCGGATGCCGGCCAGATCGCTCTTACGATCGGGTCGTCTGTGACCGTAAACTTGTATCCTGAGGGCGCGGACTCCGGCGACAGCTACTACAGCGGCGGCGGCATTGTGACCAAGTTCGACATCAGCGCCGCGTTTGACGGCATGGTCGAAGGCTCCATCTCCATCGAAGGGAACGGCGCTCTTAGCTCCGTTACTGTCTAATGGAAGCAATTGACCTAGTACGCGAACACTTTGCTGCGCTCGGGACTCGCTTTATCGAGATTCCCGAGTGGAAGCTAACGATCTACGCAACGCCAGTCACGCTGGCTGAGAAGAATCGCCTCTACCGCAAGGCCAAGGAAAGCGACATGGAACTGCTCGTCGATGTTCTGATTTTGAAGGCAACCGACAAGGACGGGAACAAGCTGTTCAACGTCGATCATCGCATGACGCTGCTGCACAAGGCCGACTCAAACTTGATCGCCAAGGCAGCTAACTTCATCCTGTCGGAGGCTGCTCCGTCAGTCGATGAGCTAAAAAACTAACGCACGGCGGCGAGGCTGCCGATCTCCTCGCCGTCTATGCTCTTGCGGAAAAGCTCGGCAAGTTTGCGCACGAGGTTTTGGCTATGCCGTCCCAGGAGCTAAACGGCTGGCTTGTGTATTTTTACCATCAGCAGCAGCTAAATAAAAAACATGGCTGAAGCCTCCTTCACAATTCGCGCAGTTGACGCAACACGTCAGGCATTTCTGAACGTTCAGAACAGCCTAGAGCAGCTCAAAAAAAGTTCATCGACTGCCGCTGCCTTCATGAAGAAGGCATTCGATCCGCGCGCGATTGGCGGCGGTCTTGCGGCAGTGTTTGGCATTTCAATGGTTGCCGCCGTTGACAAAGCTATTGAGGCGCTGGACCGCTGGGCAAGGCGTTTTGCCGAGGTGCAAAAGAATGTTCGCGATGCTGCAAGTGAAGCCTCGGAGATTTATCGTCAAGCGACATTCGACGCGATGACGCCAGAGATGCAACTTGCTGACGTTGTGAAGCGTCGTCGCGAGATGGAAAAGGAAATCGTCGCGCTTCGCGAAAAAACAAAGGTCATTGCGCGCGAGACGATGACAATGGATCGAACTGGCGTGGTTCGTAAAGTCACGACATTTGATACTGAAGCAACTGTCGAAGAATCCCAGAGGCTAAAAGACCTTACTGTTGAGGCTGCTCGTCTTGATGTTCAGATGGGTCAGCTGGGCATAAAGGTGAGGACAATGCGCTTTGACGAGGCAATCAAGCGCGCTTCCGATGCGGTCTCCGCATCGCAGTCAGAGTTTGATCGCCTGATCTCTGAATCTCAGAAGCGCGGTCAGGAATTCAAGAAGTCTCAGGACGCAATAAACAAAGACAAGGCAGAGCAGGCTGAAGAAGGAAACCGCGCGCTTGAGCTGATGAAAACGATGGCCGAGCGGCAAAAGGACATTCTTGATCCAACGCGCGAGCTACAGCGTGAAATCGATTTAATCAATAAACTTGAGGCTGCTGGTCTGCTCACACTTGATGAGGCAATTATACGTCGCGAGCAGTTGACGCAGCAAATTCAAGGGATGGGCATGGCCCAAGTAGAAACTTTGGTCGAGGCAAACGACAACCTTGAGGAGATGCGCCAATTGGCTGATGACGTAGGCGATTCGATTGGGTCTGCCTTTGAAGATGCGATCTTTAGTGGAAATAAACTGTCCGACGTGCTGAAGAACTTGGCGCAAGACTTGATGCGGCTGATCTTCCGCAACGTGATCACGGCACCGCTGGCTGGCGGAATCAGTAATGCGATTCAGGCAGCCTTTGGCTTTCGCGCTGAAGGCGGACCAGCGCGCGCCGGATCTCCTTACATCGTCGGTGAAAAAGGACCGGAGCTATTCGTGCCTGGCAGCAGCGGAACCGTCATTCCTAATGATCGCATGACTCAGATGGGCGGCAGCGCTGGCGGAACGACGGTCAACATCTCCTACAACATCCAGTCTGGCGTCTCGCGGGCTGAGTTGCAGCCGATCCTTGAGAACGAGCGCAAGCGGCTCAAGGCCGAGATTCCCG